GGTGCAGCGTGTGGACCGTCAGGTTGTACAGACGATTGGCAGCGCCGTGCGTACCGCCTTCGGCATCGACATCACGTCATTGATGCTGGCCCAGGATGTGCGCACTCAGATACACGCGGCCCGTGCCGTCAATGTCCAATTGATCACCTCCATCCAGCGACAGTATTTCGACAAGATCGGTACGGCGGTGCTCCTGCGCACTCAGATACACGCGGCCCGTGCCGTCAATGTCCAATTGATCACCTCCATCCAGCGACAGTATTTCGACAAGATCGGTACGGCGGTGCTCCAGGGCGTTATGCAGGGTAAACGCGCCAGCGCACTGGCCAAGGAGATTGAACAGATCACCGATGCCACGGCATCACGGGCAAAATTCATTGCACGGGATCAGACATCAAAAATGAATGCCGCATTCAATGAAATCCGGCAAGTGGGGTTGGGGATTGAAAGCTACACCTGGCAGACCAGCGGTGATGAACGGGTCCGTGAGGATCATGCCGCCCATGATGGCACCGTCTTTCGATGGAGCGATCCCCCCGCGACGGGGCATCCGGGACAGGACTACAACTGCCGCTGTGTGGCGATTCCGAACGTGACGCTGGAAGGGCCTTGATGATCACCCTGGATGTTCAACTGACCCAACGTCGCAAGACGCCGGAAGGGTATCTGATCGTACCTGCCCGATTTGCGCGCACCGGCATACAGCACTATGCCGCCCACGAATTAGGGGTGAGTGGTGCTGATCCCCAGCGGGTGATTCGCGTCTACCGGCCGCCTGAAGAAGTGTTTGCTGCTGAGGCTATCGCCAGCTTTGATGGTCGCCCGATCACCGATGAGCATCCGGATGAGGAGGTGACCGCCGAGAACTGGCGCGCCCATGCGGTGGGCTTTGCCCGCAATCCACGGCGCGAAGGGGAGTATCTGGTGGCCGATCTCACCATTACCGATGAGGCGACCATCGAAAAGATTGAAGCTNTTGCCGCAGGCCGTGCTGGATCCCAGTGCCGCGTGGCCGATCGTGGCCGCAGGCCGTGCTGGATCCCAGTGCCGCGTGGCCGATCGTGACATTGCATCTTACCCCCACCCTTTGGAGAACACCCTATGACCAAACGCCGTATTAGTGTTGACGGTATCAACCTGGAGCTTGAAGAGACGGAGGCCAGCGCGGTTGAACACCTGGCAGCCAAACTCAAGACGGCCACCGAGAAAGTGGATGCCCTGGAAGAGGATCTGCACGCCGCCCAGGCCCCAATCAAACTGGACAGCGGCCAAGCGCTGACCAAGGAACAGCTGGTGGCCAACATTGCGGACCTGTCAAAGCAATTGGCGGAGCTGGAAGCGGCCCGCGCTGCGGACGAAGACCCGCAACAGCGGGATCAAGCGATTGAAGCCATGTCACGCCAGATTGGCGATGCGCGGCGGCTGGTGCCGGGCCTGGTGACCGACGGCAAGCCGTGCAGCGCGATCCGCCGTGAAGTGGTCAGCCGTCTACACCCCACGCATCCGGCCATGATTGACACCTTACTGCACGGGGTCCGGGTGGCCGATGCCGCGCAGACGGCGGTCGACCTGGCGTTTAACGTTCTGGCGTCCGCGCGCCGGTGACGGCTTCGGCAGGGCTGGCTGCTGAGGCGGTGAACGAGGCGTTACGGCGTCAGATCGTCAAGACATCGGATGCCGACCTTTGGACCCGCGAGCGGCGTATATCCAGCAGCTCACCCACGCCACCTATGGCACTTCAGCACCCTAAGGAACACGCATGTCCGGAATTGACTTGTCCACCTATGGTGGGCGCTTACTTGATCTTGGCGATGCGGGGCAAGTCATCGACTTGAACACCAGCGGTCTTTGCAACTACAAAAACGCCGGAGAAACCCCGATTGATTTTGGCTTATTTGTGGCACGCGGCCCCAAAGACGCCACCTGCAAAGCCCCCGATGGTGCAGATGCAGATGCCGCCATCCTGGGGATCAGTGTCCGCCATGTCACGATGGTGGCCGATGCGGCCGGACAGGTCCGCTATGCCCCCCATGCGATGGTGCCGGTGTTGGAGATCGGTCGCATCTGGGTGATCTGCGAGGATGGCTGCCGCCCGGATGATCCGGTGTTTATCCGCATTGCGGGAACGGGGGCCTTGGGCGCGGCCCGATCCGCCGCCATCGCTTCAGACACCATTCCCTACCCCCAGGCCATCTGGGACAGCACGAGCGCCCCCGGAGCGCTGGGCGTGATCCGCATTCTTAAATAAGGGACCTGCATGAACATGATTGACATACGCCGCCGTCAGATAGCCGATGCGTTGAACCCGATGTTGCTGACCGATGCGCGGTATCAGACATCCGATGCCACCCAAGCGCTGGCGTTTTTGGTGTCGCAACTGACCCATGTTGAATCGACGATCTACGCCCGCCAGCGCCAAGGCATCCAATACCGGGATTTGGTGCCCATCAGCACCGAAGCGGGCGAGTACGCCACCTCGGTGACCTATCAAATGTATGACTATTCCGGACGGGGCAAGCGGCATTCTGGACGGGGCGAAGATATTCCGACGGTCGATGTGGCCTACGCACAAAAGAGCGTGCCTGTCGTGTTGGGCACCATTGGCTACGATTACACCACCGAGGAACTGCGCCAATCGGCCTTTCTGCGTAAACCCCTCAACACCGCGCGGGCAGATGCGGCGATGGATGCCTATGAGCGCCATATCAACGATGTGGCGTTGTTTGGTGAGGACGAACTCACCGGTCTGTACACCCATCCTGGCGTGCCGGTCCTGTTGAACACCGCCGGGCCTTGGATCGGTCAGTCGCCCGCCCAGGTGCTGGCCTTGTTCAACGCCTTGATCTCCAGCGCTTGGATGAACACCCAATATGTGGAGATGATCGATACCGTCCTGTTGCCCGGTAGCGTGATGAACTATCTGGTGTCCACCCCGCGCAGTGACAACAGCGATAAAACCATTCTGCATTACGTGCTGGAAAATAACATTGCCAAAGCCGAGCGTGGCCTTGATCTGACAGTCCGCACCGGCTACGGCTTGGAGACGGCAGGAGAAGGCGGCACGACCCGCGCCATGGTGTATACCAAGCACCCGACCAAGCTGGTGCTGCATCTGCCCATGCCGATCCGGTTTTTGCCCCCGCAACCCAAGGGCCTGAAGTTTGATATTCCAGGCGAATACAAATACAGCGGCGTGGAGTTCCGTTATCCCAAGTCCGCCCTGTATGCCGACGGCATTTGAGTCTGAGGCCACACACATGACACCAGCGCCCTGAGGCGCTTTTTTTTTCGAGAACGCAGCACCATGACCACGATCATGCTCAAGAACACCCGCAGCTGTGATGTCACCCTGGATGGCGTGACGATCCAGGCCGGACGCACGCAGGCCCTGGAGGCCGCATACGTGGAGCAGCTGCGGCAGCACCCTGGCATTGGCCTGTGGTTTGACAATGGCTATTTGGTGGAGCAGCAGGTGGAACCGTCATGCGCCCCAGTGGGTGGCGGTGAAGGGCATACGGCCCCTACGACAGAAAAAAAACCTGTGACAGAAGAAGATCCTGTGACAGAAGAGGCCAGGCATGACGCTGCGCCGGGTAAAGCAGGAAAATCCAGAAGGACCTGATCATGGCCGAGTCACTGACGGTTCAAACATTCCTGGCACGCTATCCGGAGTTTGCCACCCAGCCCCCGGAACGCGTGGCTCAGGCCCTGGAAGACGCCCATCCTTGGGTGGATGCGTCCCGATGGGGAGCTGCGTATGCGCAAGGGATCGCGAGCCTGGCGGCCCATTTTGTTTGGTCCACCCCAGGGCTGGGAGCCGACAGCGCCGCCGCCAGAGGCGCGGTGGTGTCCGAGCGCGCCGGTGATCTCCAGATAGGCTACGCGGCGCTGCCCTCTGACAGTGCCAGTGACGCTTGGCTAGCCACCTCGGTGTATGGACAACGTTACTTGACGCTGCGTCGGATGATCGGCCTGGGGGCCTTGGTCGCCCCATGAGTGCCGTCAAGATCATTCGGCCCGCCGATCCCAAAACGTGGAAGGCCCTGGCGCAGCGGCTGCACGCGATGGCGCAGCGCTGTGTCGTGGTGGGCATTCCTGCCGCGCACAACGCCCGGACGGAAGACGGGATCGGCTCGGCTGGACTGTTGGCGGTGCATGAATTGGGTGCGCCAGAGCGGGGCATTCCGGAGCGCTCCGTGGTGCGGCGTTCCATCAGCGAGCATCAAGACAACTATGTGGCCCTGCACAGGCAGCACCTGCGCGCAGTGCTGCGTGATGCGATGAGCGTAGAGACCGCCCTGGACACCCTCGGGGCGGTGGCCGCAGGCGATGTCCAGGCCACCATCCGTCACGCGGACTTACCGCCGCTGAGGCAACAGACCATTCGGCGCAAAGGCTCCAGCGCCCCGCTGATTGACACCGGGCAGATGCTCCAGTCGATCACCTATGAGGTGCGCGATGCTGAAGATTAGCGCGCTGTTTGGCAATCCACGCTTTGCCCAGACCGTCACGGTGCACCGTGACCACGGGCACTATCGCGCCGATGGCACCTGGATCCAGGACAGCGTTGCGTACCCTGTGCGAGCGATCCTGCATCCGGTCAAACCCGATGACCTGCAATTGCTTCCAGAAGGGCAGCGCTATTTTCCCTCCAAAAAAATCATGAGTCAGCACGCGCTGTGCGTCGGTGATCTGGTGCGCTACCAGGACACCACCTGGCGCATCGTGCAGCTTTCTGACTGGTCCGAGTATGGCTACTACCACGGTATCGCCGTTCGACATGACGGGACTGCGCAGCCTGCTGCGGCTGCTTCTGGCCTTACCTGAAGGATCCGTCCGCCCGGCGGATCAGCCCGCCCCCTGTGGAGCCGCACCGTTTGTGACGGTAAAGCGCCTGCGTTCTACCCCCTTGGGAGCGGCGTGCTGCGCCTTTGATGGCCGCCAGCAGAGCATCACCTGTGCCTATCTGCACCACATTAGTGTGAATGCCTACGGTACGGGCGCCTATGAACTGCTGTTGCAGGCACAGGCCTTACTGTCCTGCCAGGCGGGCACGGCAGGGCTGCGCGCCTTACGTGCGGGCCTGGTGTCCGTCACGGCTGCCCAAGACCTCTCGGCCATTGTGGGCGCCGGATATGAAGCCCGCGCCCGGATCGAATTACAGATCACCCACCACCACCGTGTGGTGACCACCCTGGCTGCTGTGGACAGCGCAGACATCCATATTCACACCCGCACCGGTCACATCGCCAGCGTGACCATGACGGCACCGGAGACCCAGTAAATGGCGCTAGCGCTTTCAAACATTGTCAATGTGCAACTCAATGCACAGCCCCAGTCAGCAACCCGTCGTGACTTTGGGATGCTGGCCGTGTTCACCCCCGAAGCGGGCACCGTATTTGTCGATACCAAAACACGCTTCATGCATGCCAGCACGCAGCAGCAGGTGGAACACGCCTTTGGCAGCTACTCCAAAACCGCAGCAGCCACCCGCCGCTTCTTTGCACAAAGCCCCCGCCCCAAACAGCTCATGGTGGCGCGCTGGAATCGATTTAAACAACACATTGCCGCCTCCCCAACGACACTCACCTCCGGGCCGATTGCTCAGGCCGATACGTGGTACAAGGGCGTGGATGACGGCTGTTTTTCCATCCGCATCTATGGTGTGGATGTCACCTTATCCAAGCTGAATTTCACCACGGCCACCTCATTCTCCCAAGTGGCGACTGTGTTGAATAAGGCACTGGATGAGTTTGGAGTGAATTGCCGATTCTTAAATGACTGCTTTGAACTCTATGCTGCCGTGGCCGGAGGAAATAACGCCATTGGCTATGCACAGCAGCGCAGTCCCTCTGGCACCTATGTCGGGCACTGGCTGAAGCTTGAAGCCGATCAGGCCCGCCTGAACATCGGTAACAACGCTGACACCATCGAGGCCGAGACATTGCCGGATGCCTTTGCGGCCTTGCAGGCACTCACCACCGGCTGGTATGCCGCCGCAGTGGCCGATGAGACATTGACAGACACGCAGATCCGATCCGCCTCCACATGGATCCAAGCGGCAGACAAAAAAATCATGGGATGGACGACCCGCGACCCGGCGCATTTGGAATTTAAAAAAACCAATGTGTTCAGACAGCTCAACGCATCAGGGTGTGATCGCACCGTGGTGCTGTACGACACCACGGACCCCTACGCGGTGATCTCGTGGTTGGCCCGTGCCTTGTCGGTGAACTTCAGTGCCAACAACGCCGCCCTGACCATGAAATTTAAGCACCTGCCCGGCGTGGCCGCAGATCAATTGACACAGACCCAGGTGGCCCAGTGCGTGCGTTTAGGCATCAACTATTACGCCTACTTTGATGATGTGGCGATGGTGGCCGAAGGCACCTGTATTGGCGGGCGCTTCTTTGATGAAGTCCATCTGCTGGATTGGCTGGTGGATGCGGTGCAAAAGGAAGTGTTTGCCGTCCTGCATCGCAGCCCGACGAAGGTGCCGCTGACGGATGCAGGCACCCACCTGCTGCTGGCGGCCTGCAAAAAAGTCTGCCAAGAAGGGGTCCGTAACGGCGCCTTTGCCCCTGGCCTCTGGAACGGGGAGGCCTTCGGTGCGCTGGCCACCGGCGATTACCTGGACGCTGGTTTTTATGTCTGGGCCGATTCAGTGGACACCTTATCGACCTCTGATCGCCAAGCGCGCCGGGCACCGCCACTTCAGATCGCCGTGAAGCTGGCCGGTGCCATCCATGCGGTGGACGTCATCATCCACTTTGACCGATAAAGGAATCCCATGTCCGTCTTCGACCCCAAACAAGTGTCGGTGCTGCTCAATGGAACCCAGATCAAAGACTGGGCCGATGGCACGGACGTCATCGACGCCAAACACAATGCTGATGCCGGTGCCTACACCATCGGGGCCAGCGGCGCGGGCGTGTTTGTCGCCAACGCGGATCGGTCCGGCACCTTAACGTTGAAAATCAAACAGCACAGCGCCGACAACACATTTTTGAGCAGGCGACTGGCGCAGCAACGCGGCGCGATCCAGTCCTTCACCCCCTTCACCCTGGATATCCGTGACCTGTTGAATCAGGACGTGGTGACAGCGACCCATGGGTATTTCACGACGCCCCCCGGATTTACCCGGGGCGCCGGACACAATCCAGAAACCTGGACACTGGTGTTCCAGGTCATGGACATCACCCTAGAAAAAGGCTTTGGCAACGTATGAACAATGAACATCGTTTTGAAATAGATGGCCTCACCTACCTGATGACCCCGGCCAATGCGATGGCGGCCTGGCAATCGCTCAAACGCGCCGGGGTGCTGCTGCGGGGGATGGATGCGGACGCCCTGA